AAGGGACCCCACGAATAGGGCAAATGAAAAGTTTACTACTACATTAATTAAAGAAGGCATTATTGGTGCTAATTACAACGATGCCAAGCCTAAGGTTACAACCGGAAGGTCATTTGATAAAGACCCTGATCCCATATTTGCATCCAATAGGATAAACTCCGCAAACGTAAAAAAGACTTCTATTCTATTAAAAAAGAATCCGGAACATAGAATCTTTGTAGGATTGGATTCGCCTGGGAAAGCGCCTAGCCTTTTAAAGGTAACAGATAAATTTGCTGGGACCCCCATATCAGCATTCTTTGCACCATATGGATCTAGAAGATTTAAGACCCTAAGTGATCAAGAGAAGGAGGTGCTGTTTCCTAATCTATACGTGCATTCTTTATTAATATCAAGGGTAAATGAAGTGGATCTTTTGCCTGGAATAAGCATATTAATATCAGAGGGTGTATATAATGTTGGCCCAAATGAAAAGGTAACCGCAGGAGGTGTTAACGACTACAAAAGAACCGGTCAGGCAATGGTATATAAGGTAGTCAATCAGAAAGGTAGAGTCGATAACTCTAGAACTTATGAGTTAGCACTTCAGATCAAGGACAGCTTTTATTTTGATGAACTTACTTTGGCCTATGACACAATGGCCCCAGATGCATCTCTAACAGTCAGATTAATAGTAAAGCTCCCGACATTCGATAAAAACTATTTTGGTATATTCAATAGGAAGTTAGCAACTACCTTTAACGACTTTAAGTTTTCAGAGAACGAGATTGTTGAGATTGGTTAACACGTATAAATATATGTAAAAAGAGTAGAACATGGCAGTAACAAAAGTCTTATCCAAACAGGACGGGGATCTTAATACTAGTACTCTAATTACTAGTAGAAAAAAGGTCTATCGGGACATTGATATTTCGTTCACTGCTAAACCAAATGGTGAACTCTATATCAAGAAAGATGCGGCTGCTGTTAGTCAGGCAATTAAAAATTTGCTATTGACTAACCATTTTGAAAAACCATTTCAACCATTTTTTGGTGGAAATATTACATCTAAGTTATTTGAGCTGATCGATGATCCTGATATGGAAGAAGAACTAAGGGATGAGATTTCATATCAAATTGAGTTATATGAACCAAGAGCTCTTGTTAGAAGATTAGACGTAAAGGCAGAAGAAGATTATAACAGTTTAAGTGTTACATTAGAATACCAGGTCATTAACACCCAAGAGTTGGTAACCCTTACAACCTCAGTATCAAGGCTAAGATAATATGGCAACTACAATTAGATCAACCGCATTAGACTTTAATAATATAAAGAATAATCTAAAGACCTTCCTACAGAGTAAAGAGGAGTTTGCTGACTATAACTTCGAGGCTTCTGGATTATCTAACATCTTGGATGTTCTTGCACATAATACACATATGAATGGTCTTATTGCTAACTTTGCACTAAACGAATCTTACCTACCAACTGCACAGCTTCGAAGCTCTATGGTGTCTCTAGCTGAAGGTATTGGTTACATTCCTGATACAGATACAGCATCAAGGGCTAATTTAAGATTAAGTATTACTGTTCCTTCGTCACAACAGCCTAGACAGGCTACTATTCAACTACCGCCATATACAGGATTTAATACAACGGTTGATGACATATCATTTACATTTAGAACTATAGAACCATATTATGCCACAGATAATGGCCAGGGCTTCTATGAATTCAAAACATCAAGTGGTTCAACTGCTATCCCGGTTTATGAAGGTACGCTAAAGCAGAAAACGTTCGTCGTGGGCCAATATATCGATAATCCGGTTTACATTATTCCAGATACAACATTAGATGCAGATACAGTTTCAGTAAGGGTCTATGATGCTGCAAGTGCTACAGAGTTTGTAGATTACCAAAACATCCTAAACGTTTCAAGTATCTCTTCTAGCTCTACGGTATACATTCTAAAGGAAGCCCCGAATGGTGACTTTGAACTTTCATTCGGCGATGGATCTACATTTGGGATTGCCCCGGCAGCTGGTAGTAGAATTGAAGTAGAATATCTATCTACAAAGGGTGCAGCTGCTAATGGTGCATCCAGCTTTAATAATGTTCAAGTAAATATTAATACAGCAGATAATCCAGTTACGGAAACCTTAAGACCAATCGTTTTGCAGAACTCTGCCGGAGGACAAGTTAAAGAGACCGTAGAATCTATTAGAAAAAATGCTCCATTTCAATACGCATCACAGAACAGAATGGTTACTGCTGAAGACTATACATCATTGATTCTGAGGAATTATTCTACGCTCATTGAGGATATTGTTTCATGGGGTGGAGAAGAGGCACTTAAGCCAGAATTTGGTGCAGTGTATACCTCGATTAAATTTGAGGACGATGTCTCGGAGGAAACAATAACTGATACCAAATTAGCAATACAGGATCTATCCAACCAACTTTCAATTGTATCCTTCAACTTAAGATTTGTGGATCCTATTACCACTTATATAGAAACAGATGTATCATTCCAGTTTAATAGAAACTTAACAGACCTAACCCCATCAGCCATTCAAACATCTGTTAGAGATACTGTCCAAAATTATTTCGATCTAAACACCGGTAAGTTTAAACAGGCATTTAGACGTTCTCCCATGCTAACATTGGTTGATGACATCAGCCCGGCTATCCTTTCATCCCGCGCGGACGTGAGGATGCAACAAAGATTTACCCCATCCGCTCCGACAATCCTGACCGTTGTAAGATCATTACTGAGCAATCCCCTAAGCGTAGCTAATGAAACTCTTTCACTTATTGTAGATTTAGTGGTAGCAAATAGAATTAATGATGCAGTAAATTACTTGGCAACTAATAATCTTACTAGTAACACCACTACCTATAATACAGATAAGCTGGTCGAAGTATCTAGTAATATTTCACAGCAGCTATTATTTCCAATCGCGATTGCACCACCCGACGATGATGAATATATTATTACCAGTAATCCTTTCGTATATAATGGCGTAAACTGTAAGATTAGAAATCAGTTAAGCTCTAATAATTTACAGGTAGTATCTACCGACGGTACTACCATCGTTAATTCCAGCATAGGAAACTTTAATGCTGCGGCTGGATCCGTTACAATAAACTACTTTAATCCTTCTACAATTATCGGAGGATTAACATATATTAAACTATCTGCTGTTCCTTCTAACCAAAGTGCTATTGCTCCAGGAAGAAATGAAGCATTAGAATTTGACCTTTCTCAATCCAGATTTAATATTGTATATACAGATGCGTTGAACTAATGTCAGTACATAAAGATAAAACCTTACTAGATAATAATCGAACGTTGCTTAATCTTCAAAGGTCGGAGGTTGAAAGAGCATTACCTGAACACATTAGGTCGGAGTACCCTAATCTTTTAAAGCTATTTGATTATTATTACGAATGGTTGGACTCTGCAGACAACTTTGGGGGGATGATCCATCAGCTCTATAGAAATAGAGATGCAACCCAGGTTCCTGATAGGCTATTGGAATTCCTAGAAGATGAATTACTATTAGGTCAATCATACTTTGGCGGGTTCCAAAATAAAAGAGAAGCTGTTAAATTTAGTAACCTACTATACAGATCAAAGGGAAGTAAATATAGCATTCAACAGTTCTTCCGTGGATTCTTTGGAATTGACCCGACTATATCCTATCCGAAGGAACAGATCTTTAAAGTTGGACCTGAGATAGATTATAGTAAAGATAGTATTAACTTGGCCGGACAACAGATTAAGGTCGAAGCTTCCAAGATTGGTCCTGAATCTAGAAAGTATATTACTGACGATAAACTATACCAAGTTATGTCGATTCTTATTAGGTCTAGTATTCCATTTGAGCAATGGAGAGATGTTTATAAACTCTTTGTTCATCCTGCAGGCGTTTATGTTGGCGGTGAGATTCTACTTGAGCTAGTTAACGTTGACTGGAATAATATAGAACATAATCCTTTACTAGACAACAATGGTGCTATTGATTACAGACAGGATGAAAAAGGTGATGATCTAGAGAGCTTGCTGAGCTCCGAATTTGAGGGTGATTTTGCCCTTACAGCTGACTTCGATGTAACTCTAATAAATAAAGGAGATGGCACCATCGGGATGCAACGTCAAAGAGTCGATCAGACATTTGTCAACGTCGAAACCCTTACCCTTGATCAGATTGACAACGGATACGATATTAGAGAACTACTATCACCGAACTCAGTCACAATGGATGACTCTGATACTCAGACTACTGCAACACCAGATGCGGTGAACTTCTCACAGGATCTGGATCCTGATGTTAGAATCGGCGTATCTACATTCGATGAGCATACCTATAGTACATTGTTCGATTCAGCATATAACTCTGCGGATTCTGCTAATTATCCGTTTTAACATATATAAATACTTTTAGTTTAAAAGAGAGCTAGATATGGCAAGAGAAAATATTAACACCGGCACAATCGCTAACGACGGAACTGGTGACAGTTTAAGAACTGCTGGTGTGAAGATTAATAATAATTTTACAGAACTATATAGTCTGTTAGGAGGTGATGCCGGTGGTGCTGGTACTACAAGATTGACCGATAGTGGATTAACTATTATTGGCACTAGCTTCAATACTTTAATCGGGGCCGTTGATCCTGGATCAGAGGTTGATATTGATTTTCCCGCTGAATCTGGAACGGTCTTAGTTACATCAGCAACCCAAACAGTAACCAATAAGACTATCAGTGCTGATGACAATACCTTTTCTGGCATCGCCGCTTCTAGCTTTGTACTATCGGATGGATCCGGTAATATTGATGGTTCAGCTGCGCAAAAAACTATTCCGACGGGTGCAGTTATTGGGACAAGCGATACCCAAACTATGTCTAATAAGTCATTGATTCGTCCAAGGATTGAACAATGGCTAGCAGACTCAGCAGGTCTTCCAGTAATCTCTTTCAATCCGCAGTCCAGTACGACTAACAGAATTAAGGTAGATAATGCTAGCTCAGGCTCACCTCCCATTATATCTGCAGTAGGATCAAGCGATACAAACATTCACCTATACGTTGATGCAAAGGGAACTGGTTCGACTAAATCCAATAAGGTGGCTTACGGTACTCCAGCAAATTTAACTACAAACGATACTGCAAATATCAGCCAATATGGTAACATCGTTTTAAATGCTAGCTCTTTGACAGTCACGGTTCCGAACGGTACATTAAGTGGTGAAGTAAAAATATTCACTAACATCAACGCTTCTAATGCAACAGTAGATCCTACATCCTTTAACCAAGGGTCAGATATTACTTT